GCTGCGGATTCTGTCAGTTTAAGGCCAATCACTTCAAGTTCAGCAAGTACCCCGTGCCGTTTCTCAGCACCAGAAATTTCCTCCTCCGCCCAACGCTCAACAGTGCCCAGAATACGGGTAAATACATCGCCGCCAAGAATAGCTCCGGCAAGTTGTGAGATCAAAAAAGCAATGACTGAGTTCATGATGTTATCCTAAGTTTTGAGATACGATCTGTGTGCCGCTTGTACCAGCAGCATTTGATATGCCGCCGCCAGTCCCTCTAAAATTATTATTGGCAACAATGAAGTTATTGCAGCCCGAATCAATCTTAAGAGCGTAATTTTGGAGACCCCCATAAAGAACATTATTTCCCATGCACCCAAGCACTTGAAAATCGTTTGTTCCAGTTACAAAACGTATACCAGAGTAAGTCCCAGAAGAAGATTTTGAATTACTTTGAAATGTGCATGACGTAAAATTAGCTCTTACCGCAGAAGATCCGATCACAACACCTTCAGCCCCGCAGTTAAAGAATTTTGTATTTGCAAATCGCATACTGTCTGATGTAGACAAGGTTAATCCCGGTTGTGCGGTTCTTCCCGAAATTCCGTCAATTCTACCACCTGAAAACCAACATCCTACAAAATCAAACTCAACACAATTTGCAAGTAAAACACCATTTGCTGATGAGTCAAAATACATATTAGAAAAAACATTATATGCTGGCCGATTTGCTATCGCAAAAGATGGCGCATCTGTAGTCATTGACCAAGTTCCAGTTAGAATATCGCCGTTTGAGCAAGTAAATGCTTCAACTTGACCATACAATCTGATACCGCCGAGTGCGCCACCATTTCCTGCACCCAATATAAAATTATTTACATACACATCATTTACTGGTCCAAGGCAATAAATTCCAATAACCCCATAATCAGATATGCTAAAATTTTCTATAAAAATAGCACTTGTATTTTGTATTAAAATTCCAATGTAACAAGTAAATAAATCAAAATTTTGTAGACGTACGTTGTGACTATTATTTATTACTATTGCACTGCCTGCCGTTGGCGCTCCGTTAACATATCTTATAGCTATGTTATTTACTCCGCACGTTTGAGCGCCATTAGTATTAGCAAAACTAATTGTATTAGACGACAACGTCCATTGAATTATTGCTGAAGCACCGGAGCCTTCTCCAACAAACAAGATTGCAGCATTGTCTACTGACAATTGGCCTGTTACTTTATAATTACCAGAAGGGAAATAGACTGTACCGCCGTAATTATATCCACCATATGTTGCACTTGCAGCGGCTATAGCAGCCCGAATAGCTGAAGTATCATCATTAGAATTATCCCCAACAGCGCCATAATCTTTCACGTTGAAAACTAAACCACTGCTACCACTAGTAACACTCAGAGTGCTTGTGCTAGTATTATAAGAAAGACCTGACAAAGTTACATTTTGGAACCCACCAGAGCTGTTACCAGCCAGAATGCTTTGACCTGATGTTGGCGCAGCGCCGCTAAGTACATGAGTTCCTGTGTCATAGGAAAGACCGGATAAGCTAACATTTTGAAACCCGCCAATGTTGTTGCCCGCTAGGATGGTCTGTCCCGTTGTAGCTCCGGCATATGGTAAAGAGGGGATATCTGCAGCTACTAATGATCTGAACGTAGGCGCTACCGCGCCCCCACCAACAGGACCCGCAAAGACTTTGTTAGCCGTTTGAGTTTTTAACGCCGCAGTCAGTGTGCCCGATGTAGTTACCGCTGTGCTAGGAGTACTCGATAAGACCGTGCCGTCACCCGTAAAAGTAACCGAAGATACCGTGGCTGTGCTGGCATTGGTAAGCACCTTTGTTGTGGAGTTATAGCTAAGTCCCGTGCTCACCGTAACATTAGAGAACCCACCAGACCCGTCATTAGCCAATAATTGAGACACTGTGCCCGCAGTAGGAGCCGCATAATCCGTTCCAGCCGCCGCCGCAGTTACCGTACCTGTTGAAGCATTACCTTTAAGAATCCCAGTGACATTGGTTTGAAGACTCAACGTAACCGAAGAAGACCCAGAAGAAGTCCCCTTAAATCCGTAGTTTGTAGCAATAGCAATCGAGTTAACACCGCCAGAAGCTACGGTAGCCCACGAAGGATTAGTCCCATCTGTGGTTAGGAATTTTCCTGACGAACCCGTCTGATTAGGCAGAAGCGCTTGTTTAGGCGCAACGCAGAAAACTCTTTTAGTACCTGCCGGGAAGTTAACCAGATTGTTAGAGTTGCTAGAGTCTAGAACCGTTGTTCGGCTTAAAACTCCTGTGCTAACAGCACCGTACCCAACTTCCCAATTTCCAAACGTGTCATCAATCGTATAAAAGACAACATCGCCATTCGCGAATACAGAATTAAATGTTCTATAGCCCTCTACTGCGCCAAGCAGCGTTACTGATCCCGTACCTTGCGTACTGGTTGTTTCTTGAACCCGATCAGCGAGTAGAGGCATAGATCACCTATTAGGTCAGAATGATAACTGCAGTAGACGAAGTAGCTGAAGGGAAAGCAACAGTAAAGTTACCCGCCGTAGAGCTATAGGTACCGCCGAAGCTAAGAACCGCCACTGCTTTATTGCCCTGAGTCGAGTTATAAATCAAAGCGCCTGCCGCAGAAATCGTCGCAGAAGACCACGTATAGTTATTAAACGTCAGATAAGCCGAAGCCCCTGACAGATACGTTCCACCAATTGCACTTGGAGAAGTCAGACTCAGCGTTGCCCCACCTGCAGTATACCCAGCACCCGAAGATTCATTTGAACTCGTGTAGACCGTAGTTGCTGAACTCAGCGTAGCAGCTGAAGTGTACAGTGCCAGCTTAAAGGTATCACCGCTCGTCAGAGTCGTAGAAGAAACGGTCTGTGAAGCAGAAACAGTGTATGTCCCAGCGCCCCCCGTACCAGTACCATACGCCGTAATCGTAGTCCCCGCAGTTACACCCGATCCTGCAATAACAGAACCAATAAGGAGCGTACCCGTAGTAACAGCAGAAATCGTCAGCGTCGTGCCTGAAATTGCGCCCGTGTAAATGCCACCGAAATCGTGGCCTCCATTAAGAAGCTCCTGTTTAAACGAGCTTGCGATAGCCTGTGTGATAGCCATGGTTAATCCTCTTCAGAAAATTCAATGTCGGGGTCAAAGCTATCTGCAGCTACCGACACGCTGTTAATAATAAACTCCGGCTGCGTAACATCCAGAGGTACTTCGTACTTGTTTTCGTCTTCCATTAGGTCACCTGATCTCTAACTTGAGTTGTTCTGAAATTATCCTGACGATCTTTACCATCACCCAGCTGTTTGAGCAATTGCATCGCTTCTTGATACTTATTCTGATACAACTGCAGCATATCTTGCTCCCCCTTCATATAGCTATATGCCTCTACCAGAGAACCCCACAGCAATACATTAGGGAAGTTTGTACCGAGCCAACTTGTTCCAGCCACTGTAATAGACGGCGGATAAGCATAATAGTGTAGCTCAAGCGGATAACAAGCATCAGGCGTTGGGCCTAACAGCATAGAAGAATTGCTGAAAATTGCATAGTACTTTGGTTGCCCTTCAGCAGAAGATGGTGGTGTCGCCGGATATGGGTAGGCTTCGCGGATGTAGTTCACATCCTTCTGCAGTAAGTATTCATAAGGCCCAACAAGCGTTGTCCCGTCTTGCGCGTATGATGCTACCGCTAATGAAAATACCGACAAAAAGTCCGATGGGATCTGAATGTATGGGAAATCCGCGGTTGTTTGACCAGTTACATTTTTACGAAACGCAGGCAGCTGCACGGTGTTATTAACCAGAGTCTCCGTGTTCTGAATGAACAAAGGGATATTAGCAACGAATGTTGACTCGTTGTTTTCGGTGTAGTTAACAATAGCCGCTGACAGGTCTGCGTAATTTAAAGCCATGTTTAGCCCATTTTAGTGCTGTGCTTAGTGCCTTTCGTCTGTGCGCCCGTACCGCGAGTCTTCTGTGTCTGAGTGCTTGCGATATTGTTCGGATAGCCGTTCGTATTAGGCTGCAGCCCTTGCTTGGAGTAAGCAGAAGCGGGTTTGTTTTCTATTTTACTTGCCACGAGAAGCACCTTTTTGGTTCATTGCACGACTCATATTCTTACCGAACTTTTTACGGTCCATTGAAGTAGGTCCACCTTTCTTAAGACCCTTGGTAGACTTCTGTTTATCGTGCTTTACGTCCATCGGACTAGCTTCCCAGTCTTTCATAGACATTTTGTTTTTCTTTGCCAGTTTGGCGTCTTGGGCGACATCCTTAGCCGAACCTTCCCATTTATCTACAGCCATCGTAGTTTCCTCTTAAAGAATAGCATTGCCCGGTAAGGGCGGAACAATCACAACTCCGGGTATTACAGAAGTGAACTCAGTGACTTGCACGTTGTTCAACCTAAAATTAGTATGCTGCGTTGCTACAGGATTGTAGGCGAAATCACTACAGCTGTCATTCCTATTCGTATCAGGTCTTGGCTCACGTAGTGCTTGAGGGTCATTTGCAACTTTCTGACTACCAATAATGCCTACCCAATTCTGCGGGTGATCTGGGTCCCAGCACTCAGGGCAAACTTTTTCATTGATGAGCTTACCCATAATATAAAACTTCTTGAGCTTCTTTAGATCATAGCGTTGCGCACAACGATCACAAAACCCAAATGCCCGCTTATAGGAAGCGAAGCGTGTAGCCATTACCAGCCACCACCCATATGCCCAGCCATAGGTACAAACCGTACAGGAGAGCGATCCCTATCTTCATCCGCTGCAGTCTGCCACGTTTCGTCATACATTTGCTTAAGCATACTCACCCGGTTAGGGTCCATCTCAGGAGCCTTTAGGGCAACATAATAAGCAAGTCCAGCAATGATGGCTGGGACAAAACGGAAGGGCATAT